TTTCTTCTGGTGCTCTGTTAAATTTGATATACTGATTTCTTTCCCAATCAGATAAGCAAACAATTGCATTGATATGTTGAGATAACTCTGGAAGACGATAATGAATTGGTTGATCACAATTATCGTGTGCCCAGAGAATTTTGATTGGTTTTGCAGATGTTACTAAATCTTCTGCGGATCTTGAGATATGAACTTGTTCGGGTATATTATAAAATTTTGAAAGATAATGAAAAGAACTTTCAGTTGCTCCAGATTTCATATGATTATGATGTAAGTGTTTTATTTAGTTTGAGTTTGAAGTTGCTCCCATATGCCCCCCAGCAATCGGAAATCTTTCCGAAATATCAATTATACTTTCGGTAGAAAAATCCAATCTTTGTATCAGTGATGAACTTGGAGTGACACTTCCAGAAAAATAAGCATAATTAGTACCGCCAGAAGAACCAGATAATCCATCTTTTGCTACTGCTAAATTTTTTCCAGGAAGACTTAAGGTTTCGTTTGAAAAATCAAGACGACTTACTAAGTTTGTATTTAATGGAGTTCCATCTCCACCTGCAAAATATCCATAGGAATTACTTGATGCTGCCCCAAGATCAAAAGTTTGCACAGGTAAATTGTTTCCAGGAAGACTCGTAGTTTCATTTGAAAAATCAATCCTATCAATGGTATTGATAGTAGTTGATCCCGATGGAATCTGTCCTCCACAATAATAACCATAAGAAGAATTAAATACTGTAGCCAAAGATCCCCTAGATGCGGATAAATTTTTTCCTGGCAAACTGATTGAATCGTTTGAAAAATCTAAACGAACAACTGTATTAAGGTTATTATTTCCCCCACCAAAATATACATAAGAATTACTTGCTGTTGCTCCAACAAAACCTCTATTTGAAGGAAAATTGTTTCCTGGCAAACTAATTGAATCGTTTGAAAAATCTAAACGATTAACTGTACTAATTAAAGACGGACCACCTCCAGCAAAATATCCATAAAAATTGCTTGATGCTGCAGAATATCCTTCTTTACTTTGATCAAGAGTACTCAAAAGTGTTGACGTTGTTTCAGAAAAAACATCCAATTTGACAACATTAAGTCCTAAATTATCTCCGCCACCAAAATATACATAACTTTTATTCAATCTAAACGTAGATGCTCCTCCAGAGAGTGCTGTTAAATTATTTCTTGCTGAAGGCAAATTCTTTCCTGGATCACTAACGGTTTCATTGGAAAAATCAAGACGACTGATTATGTTTATTTGGGCGGGACTAAAACCACCACCAAAATAACCATAAGAATTATTTTGGGATGTTGCAATATCTTCTCTTACTGAAGGCAAATTCTTTCCCGGATCACTAACTGTTTCATTAGAAAAATCAAGACGGGTGATAGTGCTTATAGAACCAGAACCACCGCCAAAGTAACCATAAGAACTACTTGAGGTTCCTGCAAATTCGCTTTTTGTCGAAGAAAAGTTCTTGCCAGGATTACTAACTGTTTCATTAGAAAAATCAAGGCGACTGATAGTGTTTACGGCAGTAGTAGGAGAAGTAGGAGAAAATCCACCACCAAAGTAACCATAAGAACTGCTTGAGACTGATGCAAGTCTACTTGTTTCTGCAGGTAAGTTCTTGCCAGGGTCACTGATAGTTTCATTAGAGAAATCAATACGGGTAATGGTGTTTATATCAACAAACGTGGAGCTACCCCCAAAATAACCATAAAAACTATTTGAGACTGCTGCAAATGATGCTCTTGTTGAAGGAAAGTTATTACCAGGATTACTAACTATTTCATTAGAGAAATCAATACGAGTAATGGTGTTTAAGTAAGTAGTAGGACCAGTTAGACCTCCACCAAAGTAACCATAGGAACTACTTGAAGATGCTGTCGGAGAACTTCTTATTGTAGGTAAGTTCTTGCCAGGGTCACTGATAGTTTCATTAGAGAAATCAATACGGGTAATGGTGTTTATACGAGTAGGAACTTCAGCACCACCCCCATAATAACCATAAGTAGCACCTTCAGGCCAAGAAGAAAAGTTATTATTTGCTACATTACTAACTTGCTCTGACCTAACTTCCAGTAGCGAAAATACTCCTTGTGCCATTAGATTTCAATATAGAATTCTTTGGAGTATAACTCCTTTTTATATTTATTCATTTGATTATACATTTGAATTAGTGTAAGCAACACCGCTTTGTCTGTTTGATGGAGATGGTGCTTGTGTCGTAAGTAATTCTGTCCCAAAATCCATTCGGAATAAAGAAGATTGTCCACTTTGTAATACATTAAAATATCCATACATATCATTATAGGCATATCCTCCAATACTATTACCACTACTCGAAACACTATTTGAAGATAGAGTAAATGTTTCGTTTGTAAAATCTAATCTATAAATTGAACTGACAACATTTGGAGATGCTCCAGGATTACGACCACCCAGAAAATACCCATAAGAATAATTTGCAGAAGTTGCAGTTGCAGCCACGTCTTGAATAAGAGCAATAGGATAATTCGTCGGTGATGTACTTAGAGTTTCTGATGAAAAATTTAATCGCATTATTGTACTTATAGAACCGCCACCAAAATTAAGATATGATGTTGTTGCACTTTTTACCGAACGTATATTTGTTCTTGATTGTGGATAAATTCCACTTGGAACAAGACTATCCGTTGAAAAATCCATTCTCCAAATAGATGAAGATCCTGGATTTGATCCACCAATTATGTATGCATAAGAATTTGTTTGGGTTGTTCCAAATTGTGTTGTAGATGAGGTGGAAGGGAGAATTATAGAAAGTTTAGACTTATCCTCTTTTGCTCCAGAAGTAAGAGTATCACTTGAAAAATCCAATCTTGAAATCAATGTAGTTGTTCCGGTTCCCTTTTTCCCACCAAAAATATACCCATAAGAATTTGTTGATGCTCCACTTGTTTCCGATTGTTCTTGGGCAGTAGCATCAAGGTTAGTTGTCCAGGTTTCTGTTTGATAGGACAACTTATCTATTTCCCCACCTTGGGTGCCTCTGTTTGCATACATAAAAGTATTTGTATTTTTATTGTATGTTTTATGTCTGGCACTCACACAAGATGATTTTTCTCTGGCTTCAACAATTCCAAGAGAAAGTTGTACAGTTTCATTGGAAAAATCTAATCTAGAAAAATCGCCAGAAGCAGCATTTGCTAGTACATATCCATCAGATAAAGATGAGAAATAAGATCCACTAGATCCAGGTCCTGCTGATAGTGAAGATAATGCAGAAACTGTTTCTGAAGCAAAATCAAGACGCTCTATAGTACTTACATTTTGCCCCGAAACTGCATACCCATACAGTGGACTTTCATTAACACAAGATCCTGATCTATTACTAGCAAAATTTTTGGATGGAAGAGAAATTGCCAAAGTATCATTTGAAAAATCTAAACGATAAATTGTATTTTTTGCTGTATTGGTAGGATCAGTTCCTCCTATTGCATATCCATAAGTAGAACCATTGAATGCCCTTATTTGGAATAAGGATGTGGGAAGATTTGTTGTAGGAGATATAGTTTCTGTTGCAAAATCTAATCTTGTAATTGTTGAAATTTCATTTGGATTTGGTAGTGTTCCATTTTGTCCACCAACAAAATAACCATATCCAAAATCAATTCTTGATATTGACCCACCATAATCAACAACCGTTGGTAAATTTTTGCCTGGTAAAGATGATAGGTCTGTAGAAAAATCAAGTCTTGATACTACATTACTATTACTATTTGTTCCTGCAGCATAATACCCATAGGTATCATTTGATACTCCAAATGCATTAGATAACCCACAAGTGGGAGAAATATTAGATGCTGAGGGAAGAATAACACTGGAGTTAGAAAAGTATGAGTATTTTATTATAGATGTTTGGGAGGCATTTGATGGCCTATTTCCGGCAATAATATAAGCATCAGTGAAGTCTTCAGTCCAACTGTTGAAGTTGTTATTAATTACATTTTCAACTTGTCTTTTGTAAATCTTCTTAAGACCGAAAACTCCGCTTGCCATTTAATTACTCTTCCTGATATACGTGAGAACCGACGTGTGCCAATCTTATAGTAGTATTTAACCAAGCATCATATCCAACGCTTCCTGCTCTTTCAAAAAATGAAAAATCTTCTGGTAGATAGTTCATATCTTTTTTCAATTCTAAGAAATAATGATAAGAATTATGATATTCTTTTTCTGTAGGAGGATAAGAACTATTATTCGTTGGTGGATAATATTTTAACTCTTCTCCATATTTAGAGATAATACTCTCAAAAACCTTACGATGAATCAGAGCAAATCCAAATCCAATGTTTTCAATCTTAATTAGATCACCATCTTTCACCTCTGGTTTAGAGATATTATAATTATAACGAAGAGGAATACCCTTCATTGGATATGCTCCACAAGTAATTTCTTTATTACTTTGAAACAATTTAAATACATCTTCTGGAGTAAATCCAATATCAGAATCAATAAACAGAATGTATTCATATTCTGTATTGTTTATAAAGAAATTGGCAATTCTAGATCTCGCTTTTGTGACAAGACTTTCGTTGGCAATGGTAATCAATCCGTGATCTACTCCTGCAGTTCTTAATTCTTTTCCAAGATTAAAAAGACCCTTTGCAGTCTTATCGCTAACCATACCACCATAGCAAGGCATTGCAATTAATACCGACATAATCACTCCATTTTTAAATCGTTATATTATGTATAACCCAATCCAGCGATGTGAATTGCAATTGAATTAGATGCAGCCGCACCAACAACAATTGAGTCTCTAATTGCAAGATATTTTGGTTGTTCTAAAATTTCAACTGTACTATTCCTTGGCACTGTTAAATTGTATGCTAAGTATCCTTGCCTTACGCCCGTAGTTAAAATGCCACCTACCGTTCCTCCCCTATAAATGGATACTGAAGTATCAACATCTATATTATTATTGTAATTGACTAATCGTATAGATTGTAATACTGTTTGATATGTGGATGCAGTATAAATTTCTTGACCAGATGCATTTGTAACTGTTGAACCAATTCCAACATACTTGGTATCGGATTTTCTGGAGTATACTATAAATCCATCAATACCACCATCAATACCAGATGCAGTTGAACCAATTCCAGTAAATGCTTGGAGGCGAATAATGTCTGAAGGAGAAGCAATTGCAGGTTGTTCTAGTAGTTCGGTTGCACCTTGATAAGGTACTATAACTTTATTTGCAATTGGAATATTTCTTCCTCCATTATAATCTTGTCTTCCTGAAACATAAAGTTCATTTGCGAAAGTATTTGTCAAATGTATTGATTCTATTACATACTTGACGCCTACAGTACTTGGAAAAGAAAATGCAATTCCTGGTCCAATAAAAATATCATTATTTCGGGTAGTTTGCGATAATGCGGTGGAAATACCTGCGGTTCCAATACCTGTTGCAATACCTGAAGTTACAGAAACAAATACTGACGTTGTAATTCCAGAATCAAAAGAACCAGACCCAGATCCTCCAGCTCCTCCACCTCCAGTATTATCATCTGCCCACTGAAGACCAGAACCAGTAGATTTAATAACTTGACCAGAAGAACCTGGAGAACCACTAATGTAAATGGGCCCAGTAAGAGTCAGACCAACGCCAATAAAATTTTGACTATCATCAATAACTGTATTATTATTAATCTTAATCGCCATCTTCGTTTACACTCGGCTTTTACTTATTTAGTTGTTGCTTAAGTTGATCAACCTCTGCAGATAATTCTTTTACTGCTTCAATCAAAACACCAATTAGACCATTATAATTTACAGACTTATTATCTGAAGTAGCAACTAATTGGGGAAGAACTTCCTCAAGTTCTTGTGCAATTACACCGATAGATTGCTTATCATTTGATTTCCAAGTAAAATTGACTCCTCTCAATTGTGAAATAACAGATAGCGAATTTTCAAATGTTTCAACATTCTTCTTCAAATTAATATCCGAAGTTGAATTTAAATCCGTACAAGTAATCGTCCCTGCAGTAAAGTTTCCACTTCCATCTCTAGCAACAATAGTTGATGGTGTATTTGAGTTAGTTGCATTGGTTGCAATAGTAACACCAGTACTTCCATTATAAGAAGTGCCAGTCATATAAGTTCCAAAAGTTAATGTTGCAAGATTACTTCCAAGAGGAACTCCAGAAATAGTAAATGCAGATAATTTTCCAGTTGAAATTCCCGCGTTAGTGGCAATATCAGAATTGGTAACAAATCCTGTTAGATTTAATTTGCCATAAGTAATTCCGGCACCAGTTACAATATCTGATGCTAAAATAGAATTGGAAAGCGATAATTTGCCGTAAGTAATTGCTGCACCAACTGCCACATCTGCATTTACAATATTCAAATCTGCAATCATATTGGAGGTCACAACTCCAGTAGATCCGGTACTAACTAAAGTTCCATTTACTGATGGTAATGTTGAAGTGAAAGTACCATTAATAATTGAAGATATTTTTGGACTTGTTAGAGTCTTATTAGTAAGAGTTTGCTCATCACTAGTACCTACAAGATCTCCGGAAGGTGCAGATTTTCCCGCTAAAAGTGATGCATTTAGATTGCTTACTTGAGTTGTAGAACTTACAACTAATGGTGCAGTTCCTGTTGAAACAGTAGAAGTATATGTTGTTGAATTGATATTTCCAATAACCTGAAGTTTCGCTGCAGGTATTGTGGTTCCTATACCAACATTTCCAGCACTTCTGTATACATCAGATCCGGAAATTTCCCAAGTTTGAAGTGCAGCACTTACTAATTGAATTCCATTTAGATAATATCCGGAAGCAGAAATAATTCCAGAAATATTTGTATCACCTACAACAGTGAGTTTTGCGGATGGATTTGTAGTTCCAATTCCAATATAAGGAGTTGCTGTAGTAGCAATTCCAATATTTTGATTAGAATTATCAACCTCTAAAAAGGAACTAAATTGTGAAAGTTCTCTATTTTTTTGTGCCATTTTAAGTTCCTCTTAGAGTGAATTATAAACAACTAATTCTACAATTTCACCACCAAAACAAGGATCATTCAATAGTATGGAAGTTCCGTTAGACGCAGTAAATTCTGCATAAGAAGATGGTGGAGGAACTAATCTCACTCCATTTATATACACATCAATTAACCCTACAGAATATGATGCGGAGAATGAAGTAGAACCAATACCTGCAGAATAAACAGTGGATGTTCTTGGAACTACTACATTTTTCCAGGTTACACCAGTTCCGATGGATGCTAAGTATTGATTACTTGTTCCAGTACTATTCCCTACACTTAAAGTGCCGTTAATGCTTAATGAATTAACTGTGGAAACTCCAGTTACATTTAAAGAAGTTGCTCCTATTCCCCCATTAACGTGCAAAGTATATTGCGGAGAAGTTGTTGCAATACCAACTTTATTGGAATTTGTATCAGCAAAAATAAGATTACTATTGACCTCTAATCCATTTTTGATGACAAAGTTCTTTTGAATTGCCATAGGTGGAGAGCGCCTACCTGTTTTAGTTATTTATAAATAATAAAAAATCATTCAGAGAATTTATATGGCATCACAAGTATTGAGTGGAAATAGTAATCCAACATATACAAATAACACTGGACAAAATGTGAGAATTGTAATTAATTTTATGGATTCCACTGTAAATGGAGATATTACTATGAATTGGGCAGGAATTAGTATATCTGAATCTGATGTAGAATCTATTGGAAAAAATATTGCTTGTGCTAACGCATTCTATGGAGATTACTTCTGGTCTCCATTTACTCTTTGGAGATGGTGGTTTGCTAAAGGATATAACCTAAATCCAAGAGCAACTTTAAGTACACAAAATGCAGCCATCAGATTACCTGTAACAGAAGTGGAGTTTACTAAAACCAGAAGAGGTTTTAGAAGGTGGCTTTTCTCTGTAGATAATATTTCTGGATTTTCTCTTTCGGTTGCATTGCCTTTGGAAATATTTTTGGCTCCAGGTCAAACGTTTAGTGCCATTTGTGGAGCCTACAATATTGTAGCAATTAAAGAAGATGGAAATTAAATAATCATTCCAAATCCAGTAGTTGTATATGGATATGGTGATGCATCGCGAGTTGCTGTAATTGTATAGTTTCCTTCTGTTCCAGTAATAGAAATACCACTACCTGCAGACAAACTCTTCACGCCAGAATTGCTAATTGTTGCTACTGTAAGTCCGGTTCCTACCGTTACATATGTAATTGTAATACCGGCACCAGCAACTACTTCTTGGTTAGATGTTTGTTTCCAGATAAGAACTCCTGAACCAGATGTAGAAAGAACTTGTCCGGAAGAACCATATGAATTTGGAAGCGTAAAATTAAGATCTGAGGCTAGAGAACTTACACCTAATCCAATATAATTGGTTCTATCCGATTTGTAAATTCGGATCTGACCAGTAACAGCAGCATTTCCAAATACATCAAGTGGAGCAATTGTTGCTCCCGTGTTAATACCAACATTTCCATTTGCGTCAATAATAAATGGCGTAGTATCGTCGGAAGTATTCTCAACTTTAATAATGTCACTTCCACTTGTTGATCTGATGTAAATAGAAGTTTCATTATCTGCAACAATTTCAATTTTTGCAGTTGGTAAAGTACACGCAAATCCTACACTACCTGCATTATTAAAGACTATTGACTTGGAGATATCAGTATTGACGTATGAACTATAATCACCAAAAACTAATAAATTATTAATATCGTCATATATTGTAATAGGAACTCCAGAAAACTTGTCATTATCATTCCACTGAAGAGAATTATAGGGAGTTCCTGCAATTGTCCCTCCAACAGCCACTACAGGAATATTGATAGTTGCAATACCACTGGTACTGTCTCCAGTTAAAGTAATTCCTGCTCCAACAAAGTTTAATTGTTGTACTCTTCCTAGGATAGTATTCAATGCTCCGGTGGAAATAGCAACTCTTGGATCTGCATCAAAAGTAAGAGTACTTATTCCAGTATTATTGTCATAATCTACATTAAATGTAAATCCAATTGCAACAAGATCTACGAGAGTTGCAAATCCAACATAATCCCCACCGGAAGAAATTCCTACGCCTTGACCACCAACAAAACCAAATGGTTCCCATTTATTTTCTGTTACATATGTCCAACCAATAAAGTCATATTTGCTTGGTTCGGAGTTGAAAATAATATCTCCATAGGTTGAAGAAATTGTTGGTTCTTCATTTGATATACTAATTTTTCTAGATACCTTCTCTTCTCCCTGAAGAAGTATTGAATTTGCTTCAATATCAGAGTTTGAAGTGACTTTATTGTTGAAAATAACAGGACCATCAAATTCTGATATTGAATTTTTATCCTTTCCGCCTTCAACTTTTAATGAAGACTCTACAAATAATTTTTGAGTATCTGTAATATTTACAATAGAATTTGATTCTTTTTCCCCAGTAATTGTTGGAACTGGAGTATCAAAAGATTCTTCTTTTCCTGTGGCAGAGTTAATTTTCTTATTGCCCGCAAAGAAGTCTCCATCACTATTCATTCCGGTATAAACAACAATACCTCCATCAGATTTTGTTGCCTGTGCTAAGAATTTTTCTGAACTGGATAGAATGCGATTTTGTTTTTCGGGTAATGAAGTAGAATAATTACCTGGACCAAATCCAAGATATTCAAAGGTATGTCCCGAAGCACGAATAATAGAGTTGCGACGGAGTTCAACGGGATATACCTTAATCTTGCGTACTACAGAACCAGAAATATGAGATTGTCTAGGAGAACCAAGAATTGACCTAAAGATTGAAACCGAATCTGAAGTAACAGCAGTTCTAATTCTAAAGACCTCATTATTAATAAGCAAATAGTCTCCGAGATTTAATCCAAGAGAAACCGCATTTGCAATTTCAAGATTAGTTAACTGGTCTGAATACTCAGTAAAATATGAGGTTTTAAGAATAGCAGTAACTCCTGCATACTCATAATTTAAACGCCCAGAAGTACTTTCTGTATCTTTAGTTAAATCTCCACCATAAGAAGTGAAAATTGGACGATAAGCATACAAATCACCTGTTGGTGTATTTGTTACTGCAACTCCAATATTAGCGACTACTGAAGTGAGACTATTGATATTTTTAACGATAAAATCTTTATTAAATGTTAATTCATTTGCACCACCAATTCTTATTTTGTTGTTAACTAAAAATCCGTGGCTTGTTGTAAATCCAACGGTGGCGAGTCCAGTCACTGAATCATAAAGGAATGTAGATATTCCGATAGCTTTTCCTGTTGGAATATACTCTGCGTTAGATGTTACGGTTAATCCCAATCCAGATGCGGAAAATGCCGAAACAGTATTTGCGGATACTGCAGTAATTTCTTTTGGTTTTCCAGTTGAAATTCCAGAAATTCTATAAAGAGTATTGTAATCGGAATTAGATGCTGAGGAAATTCCCGAAATCTGAATAGTGTCTCCAATATTATTAGTGATCGCAGAAACTGTAACAACACCCTCAACAAATCCTGAAGTTGTTGCGACTCCAACAACTCTTAGGGTATTTCCTATGCCATAGGCAGAACCACTATCAATAATTTTGACATTAGTAATAGATCCAGAACCATTGACTGTAATTTTTGCAGTGGCATTTGAACCAGTAGTTGATCCAGCAAATCCAACTAATTGTGCGTTATAAAGACTTCCTGAGGAACCATTACCATATGCAGTTCCACCACTTACAATACTGACTGAAGTGATTCCAGAGAATCCATGATCAATTGTAGTAAAGATTGTGTGGGAAGTTCCACTTGTGGATTGTATATTAGTAATTCCAAATCCAACAATAAAAGATTCTAACGTTTCTTTGGTAATACTATTTTGTGGGTCATCAATTACAACCTTTCCGATAGGATCAGGTAATGCGTGAGAAACTGATGAATCTGGATCGGATTTTGGATTGTCGTTGTTTGATTGTGGATAAAGATTTTCAACTGGTTGCGCAAATCCTAGTTCCCTAAAAGGAGTTACTGTTGGATAATTTGAGTGGTTGATTAGAGTTAAGTAATATATTCCGTCTTGTGAATTTGGAATATATGATTGAATTTCTTGAGTTCTATAAACTTGATAAGTTTTTGTATATCTTTTTCTTCTAAAATACGGAAGATCTTCATCTCTTGCTGAAGTGTTACTTGCAAATGTTCCTGGACTGGAAGTTAAAGTGTAAGTAAATTTTTTCCTGTCAATTATAGAAGTGACACTGTAAGTTCCATTATACAGTGCTGGCAATATATTATCAATTTCTACTTGATCACCAACACTTAATTCGTGTGGCAATTCAGAAGTAATTGTCACTACATTGGAAGACCAAGAGGCATCCGCAATAAATTTTGGATTTCTTAATATTGTGGAATTTGAAATAGATCCGGAAGTATTGTAAAGTTGCGAAATTTCATCCGATCCAGTTCCAATAATATTATTAGACTCTTGAAGAATATATCCATCAATAGGAGGTCTTGATGTAATTGGGGAATCTTTTGGTAAAACATAACGAACTCTATAAAGGGTATCAATTAATCCTCTAGAATCAGGTTTACGAGTTACATAAGTTCTTGTGGTTGCATTTCCTAATCCAGCAACACCCAAAGAATTCATGGCATCATAAATTCCATTTGTTGCTGTTGCAACATTAATATACCAATTTCCACTAGTATCCCACTGTACTGGATGCCCAATATCCCCTGCATTTTTATCAGAGACTCTACTTATAATACTTAAGGTTCCTCCTTTATTGTTAATCTGAATTGCACTTCCGGAAGAAGAACCATTGAGAGCATCACTCAATGTTTGAGCGATACGAATTTGATCAGATCCAATTCCTGTTGCAGAATCTTTGGTGATTACATAGTAGGTTTGATTTGAATTTAATCCGTCAGGTAAATGTCCATTATCAGCAAGAATACGAATTGATTCTCCATTTATAAAGGAATGGGGTTGAGTAAGAGTAAGGGTATTTGAAACAATAGTGTTAATTCCAGCGGAACTTCTTCCTACGGTAAATACTTTTTCTGATGAGGATTGAGTTGAGTTATAAGTTCCAGTAGGCATCACTACTCTTGAAGAATATGATGTAGTAAATCCATTTTGGAAAACTTCAACTGTCAAGAGTTCATTTTCTTTTGCACCAATATGATATCCATCAATAATTACTCTTGGTGGAATATTCTGGTCAGTCTCATTGTAGATATAAAGACTGCTAGTTGTTGCTGCACCTACAGATTTGGAAGTAGTTAATCCAACATCTAAAGAATTAAATTCAATACTAACAGCATCAGATTCAATTTCTTTTGGTGGAAGAATATGTGTGATATATCCATAATCATCCTGACCAAATGCATTTCTCTTGAATCCATAAGATACTAGTGATTTTGCTCCGAAATTTGAATTTGAGTTATTAATTGCAATATCACCACCACTTTCTGCCACAAAATGTTGAGCATAACCAATTGCAAAAACAGAAACTAATTGTAAGAAAGCATCGTTAGTTGCTTTAATGTGGAAATTTTCATATTCCGGTTTAAATCTTGAGTTTGAATCTGTATGAAGATTGCTTACAGTAGTAGAATCTTCATAATCTCCAGCAAAAGAATCATACTTCACAAACGCATTGTCGTCCTTTTGAAGCCCAATACCAGTATATTGAGCAACAACCATTGATTTAAATCCAGTTGATTTATCACCATCCGCAAGCAATCCGCACATTCCATAAACAGAACGTAAGGATATGTTAAAGATATATGGAGAAGATGAAGTAACAGTATCTATCGTAAGATTTAAAGTTGCACCAGAAATGCCCGGAAGTGCATTTTTAGGTGGAGATTGGACTTGATATGTTATTTGAGTAGTACTTGGAACGCTATAAATTACATACTGTCCATCATATCCCGCAGCACTAACGCCAGAAATTTGAATAGGACTATCTACACTTAAGTCTTCAATTGCCTCGGCAAGATCAACTGTAATTGTAGTTGTTGCGGTAGAACCATTTCCTGACCTGATGCTACTGATTCCTACTGATCTTCCTTTGGTTCCAACAATACGATATTCGTCTATAACAGGTTGAATATCAATTACTCCGTCACCATAATCAGGAACAATCTCTCTACCAGAAGAAGGACCATAAACACGCGCAACCTTTTCATAATACATATCCAGATCAGTTCTGGTTGTAGAAATTGCATTTCCTCCATTAAGGAAATCGTCATTAATTTCAACTCCATTTACTCCATCTGCATATTCAAAACCAGCGAGTTTATGGTGAGAAAAATTAGGAACAAATGTATTTGTCGTATAGTCTTTATAGCAGATTCCATTGGGATCTGCATCCAAAAGGGTAAATTGCCACAGATAGCAAGAGCCAGTTACGCGGAAAACACAAGATCTGTCAATATTGTCATTTTCTGGATTTGGAATAAACGTAGGACGAATTCTAGTCTTACGAAGATCCATACCAACAATTGAGGTTCCACGAGGAATAATAACCCCACCATAAATGGAATTCAATTTGTATAGTGTATTATCAGATACTGTCAAATCAAATCTAGTATCCAAATCCCATTGAACTAAATCCGAAAGACCAGTAGAACCATCTCTAGAAGAAAAAGTACCGGAACCAGTAGGAATATATCCTGGACGATTATCTACAATATGATCGCCAGGGTATAGAAGAATTGTTGTTTTATTAAATCTATCGTTATCTGGACCACGTTGATATGAAAATCTTGCTGCTTCAATTAAGGCTCTTTGAATAGTTTTAAAAGGTCTCGTTAAACTATTTCCTGAGTTTTCAATGCTGTCAGTTGAATCAAGACTGTTTGGATCAACATAAAGAATAGTTCCTCTTGCGGACTTCAAAAAATTATCGAGACGTGAGAGACCCATCTTATTAGTACTTATAGTTTCCGTTATGAGTTATTTATTCACAAGAAAACCCCCGATTGCTCGGAGGTCTTATAAGTCAACATCACTCTTCGTTTAAGGGGTCATTTTGCTTGCTGATAATATATTCTACTGTATTTGCAATATCGTTCATAGCAAGACGAAGATCTGGTTGTTGTCCAGATTCTTGTTTAACAATAGGTCTATAATCATCAATTAGTGTCCATCTCCATTTCTTCATAGATTCACACCACCACAAATTAATTTTCATTTTTATATTGTTCCAATTTAATCCAATTAATAAGAGCATTGACTTCCATTCTTTTCTCTTCAGTAAAATCAAATTTCTTATTGAAGAGATAGAAATCTAATGCCTCAAGTGCAAGATTTCGGTCTTTTTTTGATAACAATGACATTTTAATCTTTAGGTAACATTTCGGGATTTTCTAAATCTAATTCAAATAACAAAGGATGACATTCTTCGTCTATGAGATAAAATGAGGAAAGAAAAAGATGTTCTGGATCATATTGCCTTTCTTTATCTGCTACTTCTATTAAACTCAAGTCGTATATTGATTCGTCGGGAAGTTCGTCAAAAGTAAAAGGAATGTTGTTTATGAAGTACATAAGAACGATTTGAGTTCCTTTATTGTACCAGCAATACTTTGTATCTATACGGTACTTCATAGAAGACCTTCCTTTTTTGGGTATTTATGCTTTATATGTGACTGGATTATACTTTAAAAACTCAAAAAAAGTCAATTTCATTTCCTTTTGACTCATTCCACAATGCTTTGCTGCTTGTGGAAGATTCATTTTAGAGTAAAATAATCCTTCATTTGATTCCTTAACATTTTCTGGAGTTGTCTTTACTGGTTCTTCTTTTAGAGATTTGTAGTTAATTCTGTAAGGATTCATACTTTTTGAAAAATCTAATAGGAGCAATTTTTTGCCGGGAATTTTTTCGACCTAAAATGGAAATTAAAGCGGATTTGCATATGAGAGTATATCTTCACTCACGGTTGCACGAACAAACATTAGTACATTCATAAACTCATCAACAGTATCACACTCTACTTGCTTTTCTGTTCCTTCGCTGGAATACAGATAGACTGTTCGTTTAATAGGATCAATCACGCATCGTGTCAGGTATTCATCTTGCATTCAGGCAGTTTCGTGATTACCACAGTATCATAGCATGGTCAGGTCCTGGTGTCAAGACCATTGAGGATTCCTCTTATCATAGTCCCATCCTCCAACTAGGAAACTATCGTTATTTCCTGGATAATCATCTGGCGTTTCTCCTTCATAAACAACATGCAATTCTTCACTGTGATCCATAGGATTAATCCACCTTGCTGCCCAAACTTCATAATAACAATCAATATTCGCACCAACACCAGAACGAATAATAATTTTCTTACCCCACTCAATTCTATCGACAATCAAATCTTGCGAATATCCAATTTGAGTTAAAGATACCGTGATTGTTTCTGGGTCAATTAAACCATCCCAATATTCGGGAAGTTCTATCACATTAGAATCTTTAAGTTTTCCTCTAATATAAATTCCCGCTTCAGGACCTTCTGTAATAATATGGCGAATTCTTTTTCCTTTTTTCTTTACATGAGGAATATCAAAAGCAGCAAGTAATTTATTACCACTTGCAGTTCCAGTAACATTTCCAACAAAAGTTGGTGCTGTTACTGTTGAAGTAACATTCAAAGTTCCTGTAATATTTGAATTTCCTGTGACACCATATCCACCAGATTCTACAGTTAATCTGGCACCAACATTAAGAGTTGAATCAATATCTCCTGACCCACCAACCTTTAAGTTTCCCCCAATATCCACGTTTCCTTGAACATATAATCCACTCTTATCATTATTATTGAATATTTGAACAATAGGAGTAATGGTATTATTAATCTTTATTGGCACAGTTCTTCCAACTAATACCAGGTCATCAAAATAATTAGAAACTTCATCATCAATAAAAACTCCCCAATATCCTGTTGTAGCAACTCCAACATTACTTCCATAATAAAATCCATATGAGTTATCTGTAGATCCTCTAGTGAAAGAGTGACCAAACTCATACTCAGCATCTGATATTAAAGAATCCGCCCTAAAATGCCAAACTTTTAATAGAGAAGCATCATATAAAGTAGGTTCAGAATGAACAGAAACATACTGAGTAACACTACTTCCAATTGAGGGGAGGATATCAATTGATTTGAAGAATGTTGGACTTGTAGCAATTCCCAATATTGCAAATTTGCCAGTTGCTATACTTCCCAGATCTGGGGGATCTTCTAGAGTTCCATATCTTCTGGCATATTCATATGAACTATCATTTCTTATTATGATAGTTGGTGGCCATGGATCTATAGTTCCATTTTGAGTATCTGGTGGAAAATATGTCATTTTATTACTCCTTTACATCGTAGTGATATCCAGCAATAGACCTTTGAGAATTATCTCCCGGATAATCATCAATAGTTCCTTGATACTCTGGAATTAATTTTTCAGTATCAATTCTTTCTGCCATAATATAGTAAAAACAATCTATAGGCATTCCACCTTTTGACTGGAGATAAACTTTCTTATCATCCCACCTTTTAACAATTACGTCTTGATGAGAACCTATGGGAGTCAGGTTTACTGTAATTGATTGAATATCAACAAAATCTTTCCAATAAGAAGGTAAATGAATCTCTGTACTATTTTTTACTCTACCTCTAATATAAACCGCTGCTTCTGGACCTTCTACGCAAGTGTGAGTAAGTCTCCAACCTTCTTTTGATGGGTGAGGAATATCAAAATTTTTCTTTGCAGATAATACGTGAGAACCGCACTGAGATTTAACTTCTCCTTTAGCTGTTATATTTCCTTTTGCTACAACATCAGATCCTACAATTACATCTTGTCTTATCACAATATCATTATTAAAATCTGCTTTTTCGCATACAGATAATTTATCCTTTATCCGGGTATATCCATAGATATCAACGTCACCAATAAACATTGCAGCAGCAGGCCCATAAAATTCTTTTATTCCTTCAGAACCACATTGTTGATTTTTACTAATGTGAGGACCAGATCTGACAACTAAAGAATATGGATTAGCAAGTTTCTCTTCATACTTTTCTGCACCAATTCCAGTAACACCACATGGAGATATTTCCCATTTCTTAATAAATTTGTAATTATCACAAACAGTCGGTAAAGGAGAGTCGGTGTTTTTTAAGGGACCGATCATCACGGTCGCTTCTGGTTTTGGTATTGGGGGAGGAAATTTTGGTTCTATTTCTGGGTGGAATGTCTTATCATTTCCAAACTGAACTGGACCTTGAAGGTATGCGGACCCCTTGATACAATTATCTCCCTTTCCCAATGCTTCAGGAGTAGATGCTTCTTTAGTTGAATGAAGTTGTTTGTGACATAAAATATCATCAAAACTTGCCATATTATATTACAGGTTTAATGGGAATACTTTATTTAGTATGCTACCAAGCATAGGTAGTTCTGGTGGTTTGAGGTTAGAAGATGCGGTTAAACTTTGCATATCGCCCGTGTACATTTTCAATATATTCATTGCGGTCATTTGCATTGAACCATCAGTAAAGATGGACATTTTTTCGTTGCCATTTACATTTACAGTTTTTGCTTCAATATTCACCCCCTCCTTACCTAATATATTTACATATCCATTAGAGGTATTTTCCCCGTATGCAATAATATCAATATTTTCTGCTTCCATACGGATACGACCACGGGTAGAAATAACAATATCCCCACTTGCAGCATCTAACCAAAATGCAGGTTGCTCTTTTGGTATATCATCACCACATTTAATCTGATATCTTCCTCTACATCTTGAAGTAATCCAACCTTTTCTTGGGTCAGTTTGGTCAATCGTAATATATTCAAGACCACCTTGACCCTGAATCATTGCGGATGAAATGACCTGATCTTTATGTATATGACCAAATCTCAAATTTCCGTCTTTTGAGTGAATATCTTTAGTTTCGTAGTTAGTTGCTTTTGTCATCTCGGTACTATGTCAAATGTAGTTTTTGGTGCTATTTTTCCAACACAATCAATAACAGAAACAAGTGGAACTCCGGCAGGTACATTTAGGAGTTCTTCTTCATTAATGATTCTTGTTACATTTAAAATCGGCTTAATGATTGCATTAAATCCGGTTGAAGACTCTAATATAATCTGAGGTAAATCTTGGAATCCACATCCTTTTGATGTGATTTTAACTTCAATAACTTCACCTCTATTATTAATTATTGGTTCCAAAGTAGATCCATTGTCAGGAATCATTTTAATTTTATCGCCAGGTTTATAATTAAACCCAGGATCATCAATAACAACTCCATCAAGACAAACAAGAACTTTGTAAGTCAGCGAAGGAGGTGTAGGAGGAACTGGAGGTGTAGGAGGAACTGGAGGTGTGGGAGGAACTGGAGGTGTGGGAGGAACTGGAGGTGTAGGAGGAAGAGGATCTCCTGGTTCAAAATCTTCCGGAACATCCACTGGCGGATCGAATGGAGGATTCCAAGTGTCTCCTGGAGTTAATGTTGATGGTTGCTTACCATCAGGAACAGTATAATACTTTCCTTCTTTTGTCTGTACATATCCTTCATCCGCTTCTTTCCAAGTTCTTCCGTTTCCCCCCAAACTCCCATCAAAATTGCTTAAATATCCGTGCCCTTGGGTATTAATAATCACATTTTTGACTTGCAGAATATCTTTGCCACTGATATTGTCTATTTTTCCGGAAGGTTCTGTAATAACTTTTAAAGAACTGCCACTTCCTTTACCACACTCATCATCTAAAACCGCAAAAGGAGCATTTTTATAATCTTTTCCGGGATTGACTATATCAAATGCCATTACCCCAGAAGAAATTGGGCTAATTACAGCATTAGCCATAGCACCAACACCTTCTCCACCAAAAAATTGAACTTTTGGCGGCCCACAGGGTTGAGGTGCTGTTGGACACCCAGAACGAGTTGATGCAGTATTACTGATTAAATCTTTTTCTGGTGTAAGTTTTAAAACTTCCTCAATTGTCAGTTCTCTTTGAAGACCGTTCTTGTCTTGAAAATAAAATAATTTTCCGGGACTTGCAGCCTCTATCGTTTTTGCTTGATCTTTAGTTACATTATCTACACGAACCCCATCGTTATCATAAAATGAAACCCGTATTGATCTATCTGGAACTTTATTTGTAAATGCCATTACTAAAATTCTAGTGTCTTTTTAATTAAGTCTCTCTCTTGCTTAGCAGCATCTCTAGTTTGTTGATTAGATTCTCCAACTTGAAGTTGATTTGTTGGTTTTTCGGTTCCGACAGCAACATTAGATTGTGGTTGTGCTTCTGCCTTACCTTCACTTAATCCTTCAGATGTATTCTGAGAATCTGCAACAACATTCTTATCGCCATCAGAAGGTGTTTTATTACCTCCAGGTACTGGTAAAGGAGTATCTCCTCCAGGTACTGCAGGTCCAGCAAGATTTATTTCATTATAATCTGGACAAGATTTTTCCTCATCACACTTAAAAAATTCTAAAATTCCAGTTACAAAATCAAGAGCATTAAAAATATTACTAACAACAGAAGTTATTCCGCCACCAATAAATTGTGTAATTTGACTAATAACAGAATTTATTATATTGCTAATTTTATCCAATACCCCACCAGCAAGAAAATCAGAAATCAAAGTTTCAGTTGCACATAAAGGTCCATTAATTGCGTTATCCAGAAGTTTGAGAAGAAGATCCTCAAAAATAGATTTTAATGCTCTACCTATTTTCTGAAAAACACAATTAATACCTTCCAGTCCAGTTTCCACTATTGAAGTAAATCCCGGAAATTCTCCCGGAAATAAAAATCCTTTAATTTCTTTCACTCCATCAGAAATCTTATTCTGGATATAAGACATTACATTACCAAGTATAGATGTCATAAATGAAGAAATATATGATGAGGCTTCACTTACGGCATTTTGAACTTTTGTTAGTATTGAATTTGCAAATGCGGTTGCCTCTCCCGCATACTTTTTAAGTTGCTCTACTGTATTTAATAAATTTTTAATAACTCTTTGAATGCCCTTTAATTCCGAATTTTTTTTCTTACAAGGACTAATCAATGGTCTTAAAATCTTTTTATCTTCATCCTGCATCAAGTAAGATTTAACTGGATCGAGATGTAAAGAATCAAAAGTATATAGTGGAAAGTTAGATGGTCCAGGAACGCCACCAAGATTTAACTTACTAACCGTTCTAAAATCTGGAAGTTTTGCTATATTTGGATTATTAAAAGTTGAATCATATAACTGATAACCAAGGGTACTCTGAACTTCTTTTAATTGTCTAGGAGTAGATTGCTCAGGTTGAGATGCCTTTACTGTTGCCAAAAGAACTTGCCTTTCAATTTCGTCTTTGGGAAGACCCGCAGATGTCGCTGCTTGTCGCGCCGCCGAAGCCGCAGCAAATTCTTCTTTTGTTGGCGTTTTTGCTGGATTTAAAAGATTTTTTAATTGAGCAGTAGTTAAATTATCTAAATTCTGCGCAGAAGAACCCGAGGGAGTTGGATTATTATTTGGCGGCGGTCCGCCCCTCTCTTTAGGTACGTTATTGTTTGAGTTTCCAAGAACTCCATCAATATAGGGTTCTTGACCACCCATTCCATCCATAAAAAATCCGGTAACAATGCATCCGGCAGAAAGACATGGAGTTTCTCCAAATCCACCTAAACCAGATCCAGAAGTCACTGGCAAAATTACATTTGCCATTACCATTTGATCTGGAGGTACTACATTCATATCTCCAGTATGCCAACTAAAGATTCTTACTTTATAACGATATCCCCAACCTTTTATATCAGGTAATTGATCAAATTTTTGTGCGGCAATATTATCTCTCCAAGTTTCACTGGATTCAATACGACCAAACCACCTTGGCGGATGTGTTAAAAACTCAGAATCAAAACCTTTTCCAGTTGTTACGTCAGACATAATCAATCTTCATAAATTCTACATTCAAAAGCATCTGGATTAGAATCGCAATACAATTCTAACGATGAAGGATCGTGCTCATCTTCTGGATGATTGGTTTGATACTTCTCAAGAGAAGTTAACTCATCTTCCAAATGACGCCTACGTTGCCCATTTGTATTTGGATTGTCTAATTCATTTCTATCATCATTAATGTGCTGCTGTAGTGTTCTTCCCATATGGGATACTATGTACATTTAATTATTATTTATTACATCTGTGCAGGTTTTCTTCCATAAGAATCGCGAATTAATTCTAAGTTAGTATATGTTTCATTATTAGAAATAGAATGGCATAATGCAGAAATCATATAAACTCCACTCATTCTTGGATTATAACTTGGATTTGGTTTAGTAGAAAGTTCTGGAAAATCGCAATGTATTAAGTCACCCGCCCGCAAACTAAAGTCGCCAGCAAGAGTTATTTTTAGTGTTACTGTAAATAATTGATTATATCTTGATGCAGCCCGACTTTGTATTTGTTGTTTGTCAATATCAAGTTCCTTTGATTTCTTAAGTTGTTCTGTTAAACTATTTCCATCAGGTAAGAATCCAACAGAATCTAAACTCCAACTAAAACGACTTGGAAAATTTGTAAATTCTTTATTTACAAACTTAAAGTCAGTTCCTCCTGTGATAACTACAGGTTCTTGTAAATCCAGATCAATTGGTTTTTGATTGTAAAAACTTTCAAAAGCATCAACTCCTTTATTTTCAGAATTATATGTTCCTATTTGTAGTTTTGATTGAAAATCACTAGAATCCGTTGATTCATAATTCAAGATTTTTCCATCATATCCAACAGGAACTATAGTTGAAGTTGTGTTATTAAAGATGTATTTTTTGATTGCAATACGATCAAAAAGTTTATCTACTGATTTAAATTTATATCCATCGGCAGTTTCAAAAAATAGGAATCCAGCAGTTTTACCAAAAGCATCTGGTATATTTGGAATTGATTTTTTTGCTAACCAATAGATTGTCCAAAATGGTTTTTTAGTTGTTCCAATAAAATTGAATCTATTTTCGGTTACTTCAATATCAAGTTCCTTTTCTGTTTTTAAGTTTTCCTTTAAGATTTTTTCAATATGATCTGATATTTTTCCATCATATCTTTTAACTACTCTTGTGTCTGATAATTCATTTTTAAGAAATTCCTTTGATACTATATCAAGCGAAAAAACGCTCTTTTGAGTATGCTCTGATATTTTTTCCGTTTGATTCAGATGAAATGATTTTTCCTCGGTAATAAAGGAAAGTTTATTTGGAGGATTAAATCCATCTTCTATCTGTAAATAGATCTTTTCCCCATTACCTATTTTAAGAGCTTCTGCAAATCCTATTGATGCTCCAGTACCATCATTTGCAGGCGAAGCATTTCCAGTATCAACAACTACTGCAGAAATACGAATACTCTCTGATAAGATATTTTCGTAATAATGTAATTCTGCAACTCCCTTATTTAATGCAATTGGGTCCCCTCCTGCATTTGGAAAAAGTTCAAAAATAGGAATGTTATTATTACTCTTCTTGAGTGATTCTGTTACATCTATCATTTCTTATCCGTACATTAAAGAGTCGCTGATTTGTGATGATATACTATCTATAGATGATATACTATCATAAGAAACTGAGGGTCTAGATGTAGTTCCATAGTCACCAACAGAATCTTGCAAAGGTATCGGTATAAATGCAACTTCTGGTTCAGAATACGTCATTTCATAATCGGCATATTGACTTAGAGAACCAATGATTGCTGGCATATTTTTTTGCAATGAAGTTTTATCGTGGACATTATAGTTAAGGATGTCCAATAATCCAGGTGCAACTCTTTCTGTCTCTTCATATGAATCTGCATCAATAACATATTCTTTCCCCTTTTCTCCAATTAATGCTGTATGTGGGCCATCCAATGTTTCTCCACCTTTTTCATATGCAACGTGAACGTGATTATAGTGTCCTCTATTAGTACTCTCTCCCCAGTAACTTAACGGAACCTTTTTTCCGTTGGCAATTCCATATCCCAAAGGCGTATATATTAATTGAGTAAGAGATGACCCAAACTCATTTACCATCTTTTTGGCATATGCTAATTGTTGTGGAGTTCCTCTACCAACAGAATCATTAGAAAAATCTCTTGCTCTTCCCTGTATATGAAGACTTCTATCGCCTGGATAACGAGGTCCTCTTGTTCCACTAGTCATTGTAAGACCCATACTTTGGGCAATTCTTTGAGCTTCATCTAAATTTCCTTTTTTAGATCCAAGTGTTCCTCCTCCTTTTTCAGATTGTGTAGAAGCAAGTTCTCTTTGAATTCCAAGTGCTTTGTTATATGCGTTTCTAATAGATTCCGGACTTTTCACTGGTTGTCCATAATAACTTCTATTTCCTTTTGGTGAATATGGAAAAGAAGCAAACTCTGGGGCCAACCTATCCATTACTGCCGCACTCATTCCTTCTTTTTTAAGAAGTTCTGCAGTAACTCCCCTCATTCTAGTTATTCTTCCCAATATCAATTTATCTTGAAGAGATGGTGTAAATTTGTCATCCATTTTTACACCTTGTTTTCCAATTTCTTCTTTCAAAGTATAAGACATAAACTGATATCTACCAGTTGCATCAGAATCATAAGAATTGGGTGGTATGTATTGTATTCCGTTAAACCTTCCAGTTCTTTGCATTTCAAGAACTTGGGAGACAGTCATTTCACCTCTAGCCAATTCCGGAATAACTTTCCCACCAAAAACAGTGCCATAACTTGCTTTAGTTCCTTCGGCAAAAGATATTGCATCAAGCATTGCTCTCTGCTCTACTGTTCCTACACCAGTAGTTCCTCCCACTTCACCACCTCCACCACCTCCAGTTGCTCCTGCTTCAGTACCCTTCTTAATATTCTCTCGAATCATCTCTTCTCTACCAACTGGTCTCAAAGATATTTCTTTCGCCAAATCACGAATAGTCATATCAACTTCCTTTGATACAGAATCTTCAACAGATTTTGCAATCGCATCTGAGAGGTCTTCTCCGGAGAAAAGTTGTTTAATGTCTACTTCACCACCTCCAGCAAACCCAATAGAACTTGATTTAAAGGTAGTCTGCATCCAGGCATTTAATCCTCTTCCAGCATTTCTATAATCTAAAATATCTGGTTTTTGCCCAAGAACTGTTTTAATTGCAAGTGTAAAGAATGGACCGAAGAAATCAGATTTTCCAAGAACATCATTACTTTTAACCAAAAACTCTTGAGGGTTTGCTGTTTTTTCTTTTGGTTTTTGTGGTTCTTCTTGTTTATTCTCGCCAAACAATCCACCCAAAAATCCAAACATTCCTCCAGGTTTAGATGGATTTGGAAAAATTGATTGAACTTTATCTTCTCCCCCAGCATTAGCACCGGGTCTTATTCTTCTTGGCGTAAATGATAGTGTTCTTGATTTTCTTTTTTTCTTAATAGTTCTTCCGGATTTAGTACTAGGTCTCCCTCCACCTGCAGCTTTGACTGTTTTTCCTTTATTTGGTTTAACTCCAGATCCGAAAAATGCATCATACAGAGCACCACCAATTGCATCTCCAGCCGCACCACCAAGTAATCCGCCAATAAAATTACCAGCAACTGGAATAACTGATCCTGCTGCTACTCCAACAGCGCCAAGAAGGCCCGCTCCAATTGCTCTAAATGCTGCTCTTCCTGGATTTTCTCCAAGTGCTACAGACAACCCAAAATCAATTAATGCGCCAATAACAGGTAGTGGTATTCTCTTAAGAAGAGGTCTAATAGAAGAGAGTAATCCTTTTTTACCGGCACTTGTAGTAATCGTTGGTCTTTGTCTAAAAGGATTTCTTAAGTCAAATCCACCAGCCCGGCCTCCACCTGACGTTGTTACTCTTGGTCTTCCTCCAGTTCCAGGCCTTGGTCTTGTACTTGGCGTAGGTCCTTTACCACTACTAAATCTTCCAGACCCAGAAGCAACCATTCCAGCAATGATTGCAAGATTTAAAAACTTATTTAATAAACTGGAAAGATGATCAAATTGTTTTGCCCCATTTTCGCCAAAAGTATTTTTAACAAATCCGCGAGTAGTATCATATGCTTTATATCCCCAATCAACAAAAGTTATAAGTCCATCAAGTAATTTACCCCCAACATTAACAATAAAATCACTTACTTTAATAATTACTGGAAGTATTTTCAAAAGTTGAGGAAGAAATTCTATTAATCTTACCGCAAAAAATCCAAGAATAGTTTGTGTAATAAAATTTTTAATCCACCCAAAAAATCCCATTTTCGGTAGACTTGGAAGTTTTATACCTTTTACTGTGGGTGGTTTCTTTGTTTCTAACTCCTTTTCCTTAGAAGAAAACTTTTCTTGTTCTTTGCCTTTTCTTTTTGATTGGTCTTCTTTTCTTGATAGAAATAAAGATTCCTTTAAAAGTTTATCAACTATAATAATTTTTTTCTCAATATGAGATAGAGACCCGTTAAAAGATCCCACTTTTTGATCAGCGAATCCATCAAGAAGAGTAGTTTTTGATTTTATATTAAAAAGTTTTTTGGAATTTATAACCGCACTTTTTTGTGATTTAATAATAGCAGAAGTTGAAGAAGGGAGTAATTTTGTCATTATCTTTTATTAATTCCCAGTGTAGATTGAGAAGTTCTTGTTCCCTTTGGATGTGTTGGACTTACTGTTTTTGGTTTTTGGGTATTGGAAGATTTTATTCCACTGCTTCTTCCCCCACTACCAACTAAGTCTGATTTTGTTCTTCGTTTTGGTCTAACCGGTGGTTTTACTGGTGCAACTCCAGCGTTTCTTGGGCGAGCAAATCTAGATTTATATGACCCAGATTGCTTTCTTCGTGGATCATTAGGACCGTACATAGTAACTGGAGATTTTGATTTTGTTGGCGGTAATGGTTTTCCCTTATTATCCGTTGGCGTAAAACCACCCCCCAGGTCAATACCCAATCCACCCGGTCTCAAATTTCCCCAACCAGTATTTTGATTTATTCTCAATACCCCAGAAACAGCCTTAAATAAAGCTCCACCAACGTCACCAGATTTCAATGATTGTCTTGCAGTCTTAAAATATTCACCTGCAGATTTATTTGCTTCATAAGTATCATCAGTTGTTGCTCTTCCACTCTTATCAACCCTAAAGTTGAATTGCCCCAAAGCAAGATTAGCAAGTTTATCTCCCATCAATCTATTGTAATCATTCTGTCCCAGTCCAATTGCCCCAACACCCCCTTGACCTCTTCTCTGTGCCTCCAACATCGCAGGTCTAACATATCTACCTAGAGATCCACCATCATCAATTCTAGATGCCTTTCCAAGTGGACCCATTAATCCTTTTGCTGCATATTGCAGACCAGTTAATTTGGCACCAAAATTTTTAATTCTTCCCCCCGATGCCTTTTCCACGAATTTTTCAAACCCTTCACTTTTTAGTCCCAATAATGCAGTAGGATCCGCAAAAAGTCCTTTATTTTGAATATCTTGAAATCTTTTCTTGACCGATCCGATTGGACCTTTATCTCTCTTGGAATCATAAAGACTATTAATCCAAGCGTCACTTTTATCAAGATTTGCTTGTGTCGTTTTTGTTAGAGCTGCTCCAGGTTTCAGTTCGCCAGATTTAATTAATGCATCTTCCCTATTTGTTCCATATTTTTCAAGAGATGCTAATGGATAATCATAATATTGAACAAGTTTATCTTTTATTGTTGTTCCAATATCATTTAACCTATCTTTTCCATATCTTAGTGTATTTGGATTTTTAATAGTATTATAAGACTGATTTGCTAACTCTAGCCCACGATTAGTAATATCTCTTTGTATATTTGGATTTTTAATAGTATTATAAGACTGATTTGCTAACTCTAATCCACGATTAGTAATATCTCTTAAATTGGGTAACTTTTCTGGAAATTTATATCTGGAACCTGATACTGATCCTGATCCTGATATACCAGAAATTCCTGTACGAAAAGATGACCCCCAAGTATTTGGTTTATCTACATCATATCCAAGTTTGTGCTTTATAAACTTTTTAATGGAAGATACTGGATCGTTAGATAAATTACCAGAATATCCCCCAGAGTCTTTCTCAGGGCCCCCAATACGTCCTCCACCATAAGCATATGTTGTTCCTGCAACGACTTGGGGTTGATTTGTTCCACCTCCAGAAGCATTCATTGCTTCCAGAGTATTAATACCATACTTTTGAACTGCACCAGCAGACATCACAAACTCACCATCGGTGAGCATCGCTGGTACTTTATCTCTTCCTTTTGGACCTCTTATTAGACCGGCAAATCCACCACCATTAAATCCATATGATTTAGTTTTTCCAGTTTGTAAATAACGTATCTGTTCATCAATCTCAGATCCTTTTCCTTGCAATCGTTCAAATATATTAAGACTTGCTTTTTGTTGTTGAAGTTGTCTTATTTTATCCGCTGCACTTCCCGGAGATTGTGAAGTCTTTCTCTCTTGTTCATTAACAGTTCCGGGGAACATTGCCGGTATAGTTGCTCCTGCAGTGAATAGAGCAACTCCTTTTCCCAAAGGTGTTTTAATGAACTTTAAAAGTTGTGGAATTGCAACCTTTCCGATTTGAAAGATAAATCTTCCCACCATCCCCACAGTGGAACGAACAAGTTTTCCAAAAGTTGTGCCAAATAAAACATAACCACCAAGTAGTGCTGGCCACCAATCTTTAAAGAATCTAATAATACTTTTTATTTTTCCTTGATTTTTTGGATCAGCAATCCAATCTACTAACTTTATTAAAATTCTACCAAGAATAATATTTTTAATAAAATTAATAATTTTATCCCAAATAGATTGAAAAGGTTTGGTAATAGCAGATACTACATTTTTTATTCCATCAAATACTTTAGATTCTAATTCCCTCTCCTTACCAAATCTTTTTTTACTTTCCGTATCTTTTCTTTCAGTATCAATTCTTTTTTTATTATCTTTATTAATATCTGTTAATGTTTTAACAATAGAATCTAATGAATTACTAATTCTTTCTAAAATATTAAACTGACTGTCTCTTCCTTTAGAAACCGTTTCTATTTTTTCTTTAGCCCCTCTAGGAACTCCCCCAACAGGAGCAATCATCAGTCTCCTTTGAGTCCCTGCAACCTGCTTTCTAACTCCACCAAGACCTAACCCATTGGCAGTTACCTTTGATTTCTTGAATTTAATTTTAAATCTACCTTTCTTTCCTCTTACTCTTTTAAATTCATCTTTTATAAGATTAAATTCAGTATCACCAATTTTTCTTTTTAATGTGGTTACTCCGACTAAAATTTCTCTTAAATTGTTTTTATAAGTCTCGTAATCAAGTTCATCTATTTCATTAGGTTCTAAGGCCAGTAATCTTAAAATTACCTCATCAATATTTTCTGTAGGTAGAGTAAAATTACCAGCCATTAGTTTGTTGTTTCTGTTTTAACTCTTCTTCTTCTAAATGCTGTCTTAGGAATTCAACATAAATATCCCTCTCCCAAGGAATCATATTTTCAATTTCAGTCAATGAATATTTATGATACTGCATTAACGAAAAGTTGAGACTAAAATAAGCCTTGAGATCCATATGGGACATTCCTATGCGAAAAAACTTGATAGTCCCTCAAGAACAACTTCACTTTCAACCTCAGTCCTTGGATTTTTAACCTTGATTTTATGAGAAAGTTTGGGCATTGTTTCAAAGAACCTTTCAATTTGTTTAAATTGAGAAGAATTCATTTGGTCCAGAAATTCTAAAAGTTCTTTCTTAGATACATCAGCAGATGCCCAAACTTCATCTTCTGTGTAAATTTTATCCACACAAGAAGCAACAAGTTCAAATGATTGCTCCATTGCATTATTACTAGACAAGTCAAAATTGTTTTTAATGAACTGATCTAGAGATGGATACTTCATTTCCATCATTAGAGAATCGTCAAGTTTAATTTTATTGGAGTGTTTATTATTACGTTGAACTTTGATATCGTCTACGTTAATTTTAACAGGAACAGAAGTTTCTCCGTCATCTGGGCAGAATACATTTACTTCTATCTCTTCACCAACAGACTTACCCCGAATGTTAAGGAAAAGATACTCTATATCAAATGTAGGTAAATTTTCCACTTTGACATTCTTAGTTTCAATACAGTTTTTAATTACTGTTTTAATTGCATTAGTAATTTGCTTAGTATCTTCAGATTCTAAAGCGATGACTAGCAATTTTTCTTCTTTGACTAAAAATGGTCTAAATTTTATAGTTTGACCAGTTGAAGGTAATTCCAACTCATATGTTGGTGTGGCAATTTTTGGTAAAGGCATAATCTCCTATACAATTCAGTTAATTTATTTATGGTAGGTGGACAGAAGATGAAGTGGCCACTTAAAACATTTTTGGTCATTTTGGGTGCTATAATAAAACAGTAAACAAACAATCAAATGCAAAAACTCTTTTTTAGTCTTGTATTCATTTACGGAATTCTTGGTTCTGGATATGTGGCATATGAAACAGTAAGAGATATGTCTCTTCTAGAAAATGCAGTTAAGACAGAATCCCATCATGCAGAAATACGTCATCGAATGAACGTTGCAGCAGAAGGAAATTGGTTTTTATTGGGCAATTTGATCACCGTTGTAGCTGCTATCGGACTTTGTATGAATAACTCCAATAAAAAATGATTAAATTTTTTAGAAATTTAATAAAACTTAGTTTAATTTTAAGTCTTGCCTGGATAGGAACTACAAGTTTTATAGTTCTTGGTGTATATCTACTTCAAGAAGCAACAAAAAATCTAGACAATGGTTCAACATTTCCAAATTAAAAGAGGGTCTTGAGGCCCTCTTTTTTTATGCCAATGCACCAGTGCCAACTAATCCGGGAAGTTCAGGAACACCACCAACACCAAATTGTAATTGCGTATTCGTAAAAAGATTATCTACAGCAAGATTTGGAACCCCAGTTGCTGTTGATTGGGTGGGTTCTTCCGTCCGAGTATAAGTAGAAGAAACTGAAGTATTTGATGCAGTGTACCTATCATAAGTAAATGACACTGTACACTTCAATAACTGGGAGGAATCATAAGAGACTGGCATTGATTGTACTTGAAGTGGGAACGCATTGTGAAATGTGTAAACAATTCTTTGGGGGTTTTTGGCACCTATCGCTTGAGTATCTCTTTCGAATTTGGTGATATAAACACTAGTTTTATAATCTTGGGGATATTTAACTCTATATGGGCGATATAAGTCGGATGAAACTTCCTTTGCTACTTGTTCGCCTGCAATAAATCTTATCCAAGACTCAAAGTATCTAATCTGTGTGTATGAGTTATTTACATAAAATGTAAAATCAGCACGATCATCATATAAACGACGATATGCGTGTCTTTGAGTTACTCCTGTTATATCATTATTTAATTCGTGAGTTGTTAAACTTGATCCAGGAAGAGATGCTTCGGAACAAGTCAACATCAAAAGACCTTCAACATCAACATCAGGAACTCCTTGCTTAATAAAAGCAGCACAAGGAGGAGGCGGCGGCGCAAAGTAACACTCGAAATGTGAGGTTAAGGAAGGTTGGAGTATTCTTGCCTTTATAATATCAGTAGAAACTTTTTTTGGTTGTGGGGCATTGCCACCAGAATTTGTTGTTTGAGTTTGTTCTTCTGCTTGGGAAGGATTGGGAACTCCGGGAACGAGATTTGTATTTTGATCAAATGCCACTGAAGTATTATTGTTTATATTTGCTGCAAGATTTGCATTTTGAAGATTAATTGTTGGAGTATTGACCCCAAGATCTAAACCACTTGCAAAACCGTTGATGGCCATCTATAAATACTTTTAGTTGATATATTATGTATATAAAAAGAAAGAATGTCTCGCGATTCAAAATATTGTCAAGGACTTTTTCATCCACAAAATCCCCAAAAATATATTGGAGACCCCAAAAATATAGTATATAGAAGTAGTTGGGAACTCAAGTTTATGCAATGGTGTGATAGGTCTCCAAGTATTCTTAGGTATGGGTCTGAAGAATTTTGTATTCCTTATTATAATCCAGTAAAGGAAAAAGTGTGTAGATACTTTCCAGATTTTATTATTGAAGTACTAGAAAATAATGGAAAGACTCAAAAGTATGTGATTGAAATAAAACCAAAAAGGCAAACAGTTCCGCCAATTAAGGGAAATAAGAAAACAAAAACTTATATTAATGAAGTGAATACTTATGCTGTTAATCAATCAAAGTGGAAAACAATTCAAGAATGGTGCGATGACCACTTAATAAAATTTCTTATCGTCACAGAAAACGAACTTGGTATCAAGTAAATGGCAAAAGGTTTTGGGCAATATGTAGAGAAATCCTCAACAACAGCAAGAATAGAAGAACTTAAGAGAAGAATTGTTGAGAATGGAACCAGTGATCCAGAAGACCTAATGTTGATGATAATGGATGCCTTAAAGGAAGAAGTATTATATCCAGAACCAGGAAAGTTTTATACATTCGTTTATACTCCAAAGACACCAGAAATTGAATATGACCAGCACCCATTAATTGCCTGCACAGAACTTTATGGATGGGGATTTAAAGCAATCAATTTTCATTGGAGACAATCAAGACAATATACGTGGGGAGAAGTTTCCGGAAAACTTCACGTTGTTAAGTATAATGAGTTGGATGAGTTACTTTCTATACCTTATGCAAAATTCCGTCTAAATAAATAAAAACCTCTTCATATCAATGTCTCATACTCTACAAATAATTGAGATTATTAATTCTTCCGCAAGTAAGGAGGAGGTTTGATGGCAGGAACTTATGGAGCAGCGGGAACAAATACATATTTAATTCCTGGTATTGGGGGAATATTATCCAACGAAGTAAATGCAACTAATGGAATAACCCAGGTTTACCGTGGTGGGGCAGCAACTACGCAACAAAGTATAGGAACTTACAATCCATCAACAGGGCAATTTACTCCAGATGCTAATGCAAATTTAACGGATTCCGAAAAAAAAGCATTATCTGACACTAAAAATATAAAAATTATTAAAGATAAGTCAATTGAGACTGCAACTAAAGCAGGAGCAACAAATGCACAACAATTACTATCACCAAATTCTGCAACTGCAGGGTCTACAGGATCTGCAACAGACTTTAATAAAACTCTATCGGATTTAAAGATAGGAGATAAAAAAGGTGGCATAAGACAGAGTTATGGTAATCTAAAGTATCCCAAAGATGCAAAATTTATGTCTGAACAAGATTGTATTAAATTTACGATGTATAGGGCTAAACCAAAGAAAGTTGAATTGACTAGTGATCTTGGAACATTTTCTGGATCCAATAAAGGAAATTCTATGGGAACTGTCATGCTCCCTATACAACCTGGTATTTCCGATTCTAATCTAGTTTCTTGGGGAGAGAATTCTATGGATGCGATTTCTGCTGCCGGAGCAGCTCTAGCATTATCAGCGATTAAAGGGGGGGCAGAAAATCTTGGAGAATCGGGAAATACTGCCGCAAAGGCAGTAAAAGATTACAAAGGAGATATACAAAAAGCAATAGCAGCATCTTTTGCTGGCCAGGCAACTGGGGCAAATCAAGGATTTTTAACAAGAGCAACGGGTGCTGTTTTGAACAGCAATATGGAACTATTATTCCAAGGTCCATCACTTCGTTCATTTACTTTCAATTTTTCAATGTCAGCTCGGTTTAGCAAAGAAGCAGAAGAAATTAGAAAAATTATAAGATTTTTCAAACAAGGTATGTCAGTAAAAAGGTCAGAATCTGCACTATTTTTACAAACGCCAAATATTTTTGATATTCAGTACTATTATAAAGGTTCTGAGCATACATACATCAATAAAATAAAAACTTGCGCTTTACAAAACTGCGTCGTTAACTATACTCCCGCAGGAAACTATGCGACATATGATGACGGTGCAATGACTCAATATGATATGACATTAACCTTTGGTGAAATTGAACCTCTATTTGATGATGATTATGGACAAAGTGATGATGGTCTCATAGGTTACTAAAATGGCATCTTATTTTAGACAAGTCCCAAACTTTGAATATGTCTCCAGAAACAAAGGAGATCATCATATTTCCGATTATGTTCCAGTAAAGAATCTCTTTAAACGCGGAAAGTTAAGAGAAGATATTTTTGGAAACCTACAGTTCTTTGAAAAGTATTCAATTATTGGAGATGAAAGACCTGATAGTGTTGCATATAAATTCTACAATGACGAAACTCTTGATTGGGTCGTTCTCCTATCTAATAATATTTTAAATATTCAATCAGAATGGCCAATGACTCAGTATACCTTTGACAAGGTTATGTTGAAAAAATATGGTTCTTATGATGAACTGTATAGTGGAATACATCATTATGAAACGGAAGAAATTAAGAATTCATTGGGAGTTACTGTATTAAAATCTGGAATTAAAATTAATCCTACCTGGAAAACTAATGGCAACTTCTTAGAAATAATCAATTCAAAAATTGCAAATATTTCTTCTGGAGATTCTGTAATCCCATCAAATGTTGTTACAGTTTATATGATAGATTCAATTCCAAATCTAGAGGTAGGGTCTCAAATAGCAATTAATAATGTTTCAGAACCACAGTATAATGGGAGACATATAATAACAGAAATATTAGGACAATTTGATGGTAATGTAACTGCATTTAGGTATGAACTTTCATTTATTCCTGATATTGCTTTGCCCACTTTAACAGAACCAAGAAAAGAAGAAGTGCTTTTCACAATTCAAGGAACATCAGAAATTACTGCCAACTCATATTATTATGAGTATTGGGATCCTGGACTTGGGTATTCTACTCAAATTTCTTCCACTTCCTTTGTCAGAACAGTAACAAATTATGAGTACGAAAACGAATTGCAGGAATCAAAAAGAAATATCTACGTCCTAAAACCAAGATACTTGAATGTAGTCTTTAATGATATGGATGATATTATGCCATACAAAAAAGGGTCTCGTCAATATGTGTCCGAGACCCTTAAGAGAGGCGATAATATTAGACTGTATACTTAATCAGTCGTTGACCAATTTCTGGAAGTATGAAAGTGTATCATCTTCCTCTTCATCGTCTTGTGAGATTTGAGGAAGAGAAGGAGTCTTTGAACGACTATAAGATTGCTCAAGTTCTTCCATCACTTTGTCTTCACGACTTACAGGTTGACTGTACGATTCGTACTCATCTTCCTGTTCCACTACTGCACGAGATTTTGTAGGTGAAGTGGTCTGGGAAATTCCAAGAACCATATTCATACGCTTCTCAAGTTCTTCATAAGACTTGAATTGGTCCGGAGCAGTAATCGCGGTTAGGGAATACTCCTTTTTCCAGATTGCTTCCAGAACATCATCATCTCCATTAAGAACAGAAATGCGATCAAACTCAGATTTGTCGTAGTTCCAATAACCATCCTTTTTTACGATTTTGAGTTTGAAGTTAGCTCCCACCCAGAAATCAAAAGGATTGATTGGTTCTTCGTCCTCAAACTCTGGTTGCATAGCATTCAGAATCTTGTCAAAGATTTTCTTACCATACTTGAAGAGAAATACTTTACCTTCATTATCAGGATTTGCAGGATCCTTTACAACGTAAATGTTGCTGTAGTAAGAAAGCTTACGCTTTTGCTTACGCACAGTTTCCTTATCCTTCTCACTACCAGTATTCCAGAGAGCACGATTATGCTCTCCCAGAGGATCTTTTTGTCCGATTGTGGTCAGACTATTTTCAATATACCATCCACCAGGACCTTGGAAAGCGTGAGAATACATCTTCACCCAAGGAAGTTCTTCTCCGTCAGGTGCGGGAAGAAAACGAATAATTGCAGAACCGACACCGGTTTTATCCATCTCCGGTTTCCACAGACGCTCATCAGCACCACCAGAAGTAGTGCTCATTTTTTCTACTTGCTTAACCAACTTTTCAGTCAGAGAACCAAGAGAGGATTGTTTCTTAAGATTTTGAAATGACATTGGATTACCTTTAGATAATTGTATTTGGCTTTTATGACTTTGCTTAAGGGATCGTCCAGCCCAAATCATTCTACAGGTCGGAACCAGTTTTGTCAATCTCTTCCTTCATCGCCTCAAGCATTTTCGTCATATTACCAAAAAGGACATTCATATCAACATTTGAAGGAAGACCCATCATTAAAGCGGCAGTAATAACTCTTTCTTTCATTTCCTTTGCTTCAGGATCATCAGAAAGACTCAATCTAGTATAAAGAATTCTCTGTTTATTCAATAACCTGTCAAGAAGATCTACGTGGCGGATTTTTTCTTCTTTGGTCATTGTTGGAAATGTAAAGACACTTCCATATATTTCCTCTTGAAGTTCAGATATTTCTGCCATTTCTGCGCGAACAACCTCAGAATCAAAAAAACTCATTTTTCTCCAGTAATAATTTCTTTTAAAATTTTTCTATAACGTAATGTATCTATATTCAAAAAAGGAGAATACTTTTTAATTCTACGTCCTACAGTTTGCCATATGGGGTCATTGAGTTTCTTATCAAACTTATTCCCGAACAGGAATATTTTATCATAAATGACCAATGTTTCCAGACTAATATTCCCGCTCAGGAATTTTTTAAGAAGAGGAGGATGTCCTTTTGAGCAATTAAATACTTCATCAAATTTGTTTTCTTCAAACAGTGATTGTGATTCTTCTTTAAACAGATATGATAATGACTGAATCTTTTTCTGCCAATTATTATATCTTCCTTCTCCTTCTTTAATCATTTCACCAATCCAAAGAGTTTCTGGATCATTACAAGAAACAAAGTTTGCAACAAAAAAATCTTCTACTTCTTTTTCGTTTCTTTGTCTTGAAATTTTTTCAAACCAAAATCTATCGCGTCTCTTATAGAAGGATTGAAGACTTGCTCTGGTTTTCTTATTATACTTAAAATAATCATAAGTATCTTTGTTAAAGTGATTCTTCAAACAAAGATACTTGACATATACATCAAAAGGTGCCATTTAAAATTCAAAAAACTAATTTTGCACGGGAAGTCTTTTTAAGAAAATTCAGTTCCATTGCTTCATATTTAATCTTTTCTTTAAGTGGTTTTGAAATGAGTTTTGGAACTGATTCTAAATCTATACTATTCTTTTCGCAAAAATGAACGATTGCATCAATGTAATTCATATCAGGATTAACCTGTACGATATTCTCAATCTCTTGTGCAAATCGCGATGGACAAAAGAATTTACTCTCTAATACCTTTTCTAACTCATTCTCCATTTGACCCAATACTGTAATATACAAGACTTTAAAAAACGAACTTAACTGAAGTATAGCAATAAAAATTGATCAAGTCAATTCTTCCAGTTTGTCATTGACAAATTTTTCAATATATTCAATGAGAAGTTTTAGATACTTTTTCTTATCTCTTTCTTCATAGACGACACACTCCCCGTCTTCACAGGTCATAATAATCACAAACTTCTTTACAGATATTCCAGTAAGTTCATAGAGCATTGCTGCATAGGCAGCACACTGAACGAAATAACCTTCTATCCATTCTCTTGGTTTTGGTTTTGCGGAAGTCTTATAGTCAATAACAGCAAGTTCGCCATCAAATTCTGCTATTGTATCTACAGTTCCTGCAATTCCTAAAATCTCACTATAAAGTGATCCTTCAAGACAATGAATATTATTTATGCGTTGAAGAGTTGGTTTAGAAATCTTAAATAAATGTTCGGAGATTGGTTGAACGGAAGGTAAATCGCGATTTAGAAGATAGTTTTCAATAAGAGTATGTGTATCAGTTCCACGACTGGTTGCCCTTTTTGTAATCTTATTGGCCTCCTCTACACCAACTCTCTTTCTCCACTTATCAAAGAAATCTTTTTTATAATGACTAATAACAGAAGTAACTGATACTAACTTCTTATTTCCCAAAGGTAATTTGTAATACCTCACACCACCAATCAGTTCCCTTTCAAGAACGGGCAAATTCAATTCTATATGATTAAACATTATTAAAGACCAAGAGATTTTTTAGCTATTACGAATTCTTTTACCAAAGAAGATCTGACAATATCATCAACTTGAAATTCAATTTTTTCAAATGAAGGCATTACCTCAATAACACGGATGAAATCAATAATACCATTTCTCTCACTCATTCTAGTTAAATCACTCTGCTCTATATCGCCAGCAAACATAATTTTTGTATTAAATCCACATCTGGAAATTACTGAGAAACTTTCGTGTGCTGAGCAATTTTGTGCTTCGTCTACAATAATGATAGCGTTGTCAAGAGTTACTCCACGAATAAAAGAGGTACACCAAAAACTAATAGTTCCTTGTGCCTTTAGATTTGCGTAAAGCATTTCAAAAGAGGCATCATCTGGCATCTCAAACATATACTTTACCATATTTTTGTATGGTATTTCAAAGAGAGATTTTTTGTCGTCTTCAGATCCAGGCAAAAATCCAATTTCTCTAGTCTGAACAAGAGACCTTACAATATAAATTTTTTCATAAGGGGTTCTTTCATCAAGAACATCCTTTAATGCATTATAAAGTAGAATAAATGTTTTTCCAGAACCAGGAACACCGTGAGCAAAAATATTCTTACCTTGCCCATAATATTCATACAGTTTTTTCTGATTTTCTGTAAGAGGACCAATCTCTCTCATTAAATCAGAACTGATCGGTTTTCTCCGCTTCATTTGTCTAGCAGTTAAACCTATACCAATTGGTTGCTCTTCTCTTTTTCTTCTTGCCATATGATATTATTTTGGATTAGATTTTTTTAACTTTTGAACCTGGCATTTTTGATGCACGAGAAAGTACATCATTCCATCCAGGATGCTTGGAAACTAATTTATTTTGCCACTCCCCTACTTCTCCAGGAGATGCACAACCTTGGGACCAATCGCGTGTCCATTCTGGATTATCATTATACCATTGCATAATGTCGTTGACACTCATCTCAATGACCTTTTGTTCTCCAGTTTCTTTGTTAATAATTGGATATACAGCCAATTTTATTCCTCCATAGTGTGTAAGGATATTTATCACTCTAAAGTAATACTGTCTGCATCGTCACATTCAATACAATCAACACATTCGGATATATTTGGATTTTGAACAAAATATTCTTTTAGTTGTTCCTCAGTCACAATGACTTTAAATACCCGACCCGTGGCGTGATCTACTAAGCACCAACTTTTCATAATACCTCAAGGAGAAAGTCTTGCTTTATGGAGTCTCTTTTCCTCATAATACTTCCAAACATTCGGTGTCCACTTCTGAAGTTCTGGAGCAAACGCATCACATAATGCTTGAATTTCAAGTTGAGCATCAAGTTTGG